AAAGTTCCCATTTTTTGTTTTTGTTTTATGTTATCCGCGTTCTCCGAAGAAGTAGTCTAGTTTTGCAGTTGTGGTCGTTGACAGATTCAGAACTTTTACGGAAACTATTTGAGCATCGTCTAACAGAGGGAACCAAGCAAAGTCTCCAGGCCACAGATTCATCGCCAAGATCTCAGTGCTGTTTTTATCCACAAGGTACACGTTTATCTTCGCTGAGTTTGTGGGCAGAGATTTTATGTACATGTATGTTGTGCCTGATGGGTTTGATTTCTGAGAAGGACCGTATATGGCCACCTTCTTATTCATAGGCAGAACATCAGACGCAAAGTCAGCATTCAGATTCACTTGGTTTGATACAGTTGTGCTCAATGACACTGGATCTGGGAATATATCGCTGGTTTGTAGACTCAGCGTTGCGTTTATCGTAGACATTATGTTCTGGGTTTAGTATAAATATTCTATAATAAATATTGACTACTGCGTGTCTTTTCTGAAGTATTTTCCAAGCACGTTTTCGTTGTAACTATCTACATGGAGGACTTTGTATTCAAACTGGTGGTAAGTCTCCCAGTAGCTCAAACTTTTTTTGTTGAAACACACGATCAAGATCTCTCTTTTGAAGCCGTCTTTTCCTACGGTCTTTACGTCTTCTAACAGCGGTTTACAGCTCCCCCAGTAATCTGCCCAGTTGCTTTCTTTAATCACTATCTTCTTTTTTGGGATACGTCCTGGTTTGGTCCATTCAGACTGTTCCTTTTTAGTGAGAAGCTTTTTTGTCTTATTCTCGAGGATCTTCTTTCCGATGTAAAACTTGCCAGTTGCGTTGTTTGTGATCTTATACACAAATCCCACTGCGCCTGCTGGGAATTGCTCTACGCCTGTTATCTCTTCATTCTTTAATAACCATTTCATCATGTATCGTATTTTACAACAAAAGTTACGTCTGTGTTTCTTGGGATGGGATATGGAGTGCCGAACTTGCCTACTACCAACAGCTCGTTCTGCGCATTATACAGACCTATCGTAGTGGCAAAAGGATTGAAATCCGATCCAGTCACACTGTTGTTCAGTTGACCCAAAGATCCTGATTTTACAGCTGATGGGTTTGTGGTGTAATTGAACTCATTCTCATTGACATGACACCTCACCTCTACTTGATATATTGTAGATTCTGCTTGGAACGACATTGTGGTTGCGGCTAGAGGCATATTTTAAGGTGTTATGCTGTATTTTGTATAAAGGTAATTTTTCACTGATGCTATCTCAGTTAAGCTAAGCTGTCTTGACCAAATGAGTATCTCTCCAAAGTTAGTTCCTATTGTAGAACCTGCGCTCAATGATCCAGCACCCATGAAGAAAGTCATGATCGAGTTGAAGCTTCCTACAACTGGACTTGTTCCAAGATTTATAGTTACTGATTCGTTTGTATTATTTATCTGTCCAGAAATCAAAGGGGTAGGACCATATGATACTGTCTGTGATATTATATAAGGAGACACTCCATACGGCGGAGACCCCAACACGTTAGTTGAGTAGTCTAACTCTTGATATACTGCGGGAGATATAGAAGAATCTGAAAAGCTCGTTTGTATATAACCCGCTGAAGACGACACTATTTTAGTTCCAAAATATTTTGGACCGCTAGCCATGTAAAAAGGTGTAATTATTCCAGACGATGCTGCTGGTATGGTATTACTTGGTATGTTTGCTACGTATATTACTGTTATGGCAGTTGGAAATGATGGGCCATATGTGTTAAATGGCAATGTAGCATAAAATCCCAAAGACTGTGTTACGTATCCTGTTAAGTAAGTCGGCGTTTGTGAGTCCTGTATCTTTATTCCAGGTTTTCCGTTTATTAGGTTGCTTACGTAAACAGGCGGAAGTATGTTAGCGCCTGTGGGAGTGCTGACCAGCAGATTCGTTCCAACAGGAGCTCCAGATACCCAGTTTCCCCATGAGGTAACTACTCCACCAATACCAGAAGTCACGTTTATAGCAGGATCGTAGGCGGCAATAAGACCTGATGGATAAGTAAATCCACCACCACCCGTACTAGCAACTGTGAACATAGCTTGGTAGTCTGGATTTGTGATCACAGCAAGACCTTGGGGATAGAATATGTTTCCTACGTGGATGGTATGGTTGCTCTCTGCCACAAGGTTTCCGTTTCCGTCGTCTACCGTATTGAATATGCTGCTGCTTGCTTTTATCTTGAACGATCCTTTGGCTATGTTCTCTCCAAAGTTCGCTTTTGGCACAGTGATCACGTTTATAGTCGACGTAGGATCTGTAGGGAAGTATCTGTTATCGTCATCGTTGGTGCCAGTTGCAGCTGTTGACTGAGGAAACCACTCGTATGCGCTTGCTGAGCCCAAAAGAGAACCCGATATGTACTGCATGTAAAACCTATTTCGCATAGATCTATACAGCAAGAAACTATCAGGATAGCTGCCTGTAGGTGACGTAGCGCCGTTAGAGCCGGTGAGCACGTTTATCGACCCAGGACCAAATGTGCTACTGTAGTATGAAGCAGAGTATTTCAACTTCACAGGAGTAACAGTAACATCAGAAGCCTTGAGAGTATTATAACTTCTTCCCATATTTTATTTTAATTCAAATAAGTATAGTAACTCGTTGATTACCAATCTAAACGCACTCTAATTAATGCCTCATGCGTGAAATCTTTAAGCAGCGGTTTACTCATCTTGGCCACAGCTAGCAGGTCTCCATTGTCGTTGTATAAACCGACCGTCGTAGGGAAAGTCTGAGGGCTGTTTACCAAAGTTGGATATATCAGTTGTCCGCTAGAGCCTGAAAGGAAAGACGGGTTATTGCTGTAGTTGTAGTCTTGGTTTCCTACTCTGACAAACACATAGTTTGCTGAGATCGTCTCCTGAGAGTTTAACTGGAAGCACACTCCTGTCTTTATCGCATTGTAGAGATATTTGTTATTGTTGGATACAGATAGAGGACTTGTAGAGTTATAAGTAGCAGTATCTATGGTCATCGCGATACCTCCAGAAGCAGCAGGTAGTGCAAGCGCTCTAGGGTTTAATATGATCGTACCGATGTCAGGCAAGAACAGACCATAAGACCCAGAGGGGGTGTATCCAGCTTGAGCAGATATTATCGTAGAAGTCGTAGGCATGCCATAAGATCCTGATATGATGTTGAATATGCGTCCACAGTCTCCGTAGTTTATAGTGAGATTGTTATTGGTCGTATAAACGCTATCGTCTGTTAGGTTTATGAAAGTGGTACCATTTCCCAAAGTTAATTTTAAAGTGCCTGGAAATAAACTCTCTTTGTATCTGTTCCTGTCTATGTTTATAGCAAACATATCTACTGAAGCGATGTTTCCTGTACCAAAATTAAACAGCATGGTCTCATCTGCATATACAAGGTTTCTATACTGACCGTATGTAGTTCTTGAAGGACTCATTCCAGGAACAAGATCGTTATACAGCTGAGATCCAGAGCCCAAAACGTTTCCGTATGCTATTGAGAATTGAACCTGCGCAGTAGATCCAGTCAGTTGGGTATCGTACACATCAAGATAAAAGTTTGGAGCAGGAGATACTGCTGTAGATGACGTATAAAATGCAGTCAGTGTTGGAAGCCCTGAGGTCCAAGCTGGCGCTACTACTGAGTCTGAGCTTACTACAAAGTCTGTAGGTGCTAGTGTTGAAAAAGACATATGTTATCTTGTGTTTTTTAGCTTTGAGTTATTGTTACTGATACTGTTAATCTTGCTCCTGAGTCTCTACCGACTATAGTAATTTGTGTAGTAAGAAAAGAAGTAGTGCTTGATCCGAATAGGCTTTTTACCGTAGTCGCTGTCATGTTCAGTGAAGTTCCTATCACAGTTTTAGATACGTTTGTTCCAACTGTCAGAGTGCTATTCATTGATGTTGCTTCTGGAGTATTCAAGCCGACTCCTGTAAAGTTAGACATAGTCCTAACGTCTCCTATGGTGAACTGATATCCAGATGTTTCATACGTGGTGCTAGATCCAATATAGTTTAGCGTCTGTGGCTGGATGCTCAGAGAAGACCCTATAGGAAGAGATATCTTTTGATATCCAGCATTTATCACAGGTATCGCTCCAGTTCCTCTAGGCAGCGTCAGAAGCTTGTACTTCATGATCTCCTGGTCTTCTGGATACGCTTGGATTATCGGCATTGCTTGAATAGCTTCTCCGTAGAAAGCAGAACCTGACGGGTGATAGGGGTTATAGAGGCTGTAGTCTACCTCATCATCTGCAAGGCTGAACTGGGTTATTTGAAAGCTACCATCATTTCTTGCTAGGAGCTCTCTTCCTTTCTTCGTCAGGATGGCATCTATCACCACCGATGTATTATTTAAGTACGCCATTTTGTTGTATCTCGTTTATGTTTATAAATATATGGATTAGTAGTTTAGTATCTGAGACTGTATCGTTGATTGAAGCGTGTTTATGTTCTTTGCTATGTTTGGATTCAAGTTCTCTGGCACCACAAATCCATATGAAGTTTGACCTGGTCTTTTTTTACCTTGGAGAGTAAGCACTGTTTCGTCTGATACTCTTTTTACGAATACGGCCTTTTGATAGTTGTTTATGTTAGATCCGCTTATGAATCCTGGCATGTTTGGATACACAGTAAAGCTTGCCACACTGCTTGTAACGCTTCCAGAGTAGTCGTAATTTACTCCAGTTATCCTTCTGCTTATAGGGTATATAGTATCAGACGAATATCCTACATCAGATCCACTATAATATAAGATCACGTAATCTCCTGGATCTATTTCTGTAGGGTAATTTACATCTCCAAATCTAGGATATAACGGAGATGGATTTGACTCATACCCAGGATTATATGTAGTGAGAGAATTGAAATATTGACTCATTCCAGAAGATAGAGTTAAAGTGTTTCCACCTCTGATGTAACTTCCCGTATTGAATAAAGCGTGGTTTGTCGATGTTGTGTCTATACATAGTGATCCATTAGATGGTATTGCTTGATAGGTTTCAGTATGGCCTCTTCCATATAAACTTATTTCTGAAAAATTCAAATACGCTGTAATTTTTACTGATACTTTATCTCCAGCCGATAGGAATACATTATTTGCTTGAGAATTTAATGAAATAGTTAATCCTCCAACAGTTGTTCCTGAAGGTATATTCCATTGGTTTATTCCTGAATTATAAATGGAAGTACCTTCTACAAATCCATATGTTGTAGATGAACCGTTCCATTTTATTATATCTAATTTTATGCTATTTACTCCAGTAGTTCCAGGGGGTGTTATATAGTAAGCAAAACCAAAAACGCTGCTTATGTTATATACACCATCTCTAGGAATTGTAAAATAAGATCCCGATATATAATTATACCTGCTTCCACTTGAAAAATTTGTTATTATCGAATATGGATCGTTTTTACTAGACCAAGAGCTAGAAAAAGCAAGACTTACGTTATACCAATTGTAATTTGATACTCCAGAAAAAGATCCACTCGGAATAGTTGGATACATGTACGGATATGTAGAATCTGGATCATACGACGGTGTGTATTTTATTTCATCTATAATCGTCGTTGTTGGTCCAAAAGTAGATGCGAAGATCTGAGCAAAAGACGCAGTTGTAGCAAATGAATCTACTGCCCCATCTTCTACAATGTAGCACTCTAAAGATCCAGACTGTCTATACCAATAAGGAGGATAAGAATATCCGCTCTCAACCACCGTCAATCCTCTATCAAGATATTTCTGGTTTGAGTACTGTGTCGCATTGAACTGCTTTATGGTAACAGTATCTCCTGGTTTATACATGTTTTGGAAGTACACCCAGTTGTTGTTCTGCAAATTCAATTCCTGAAGACCTCCTGAAAGATCTGCCATGTAGCTCATCTTGGCAACCATCTGATCAGGGAAGTATGAGCTTGATTCTACACTAGTGAAAAGTCCTGTATAGTCAACATAGTAGTCCATTGCTGGAGAAGTTCCATATGATTTGTCTCCTTTTGTGAATACATTGTAAGTATTACTAGTGCTCTTGGCTCCTGCATACTTGGAATTTACTGTGCTCGTTCTATTGTAGTTGTAGTCTTGTACCTCTGCTAAAAGTCTGCTTCCTGTGTAAGGAGTTGGATCTTCATAGTAGCCGCAGTAGCCTATAGATCCGGTTAGTATCGTAGGACTGTCTAAGTTTGTAAGTACAAGAGAACCAGACCTTATGCACTGAGTAATATAGATGAACGGCGTACCAGCTGAATACTGTGATATAGTTCTTGGAGTGCCACCACAGTCTATAAATGATGCAGTTACTGGTCCATTACCTAAACCCCATGACGAATTTGCACCTAAGAAGTAGTCACAATATTTCGTATAGCTGCTTAGGTTATTACAAGGTCCTAAGCTAGAAGTGGTAAACGTTCCTCCAATTATTGATCCTACCTGAATGCACCCTAAGTTTAATCTAGTGCCTGAAGTAACAGCTTGACTGACTCTGTATCCAGCGCATGTTGTATATCCTAACGTAAATGCAGAAGATGCTGTAAAGTTTGTATTCTGACAATATTCATAAGGAGAATAGTATGGACTACAGTATCCGCCGTCGATTATAGATGCTGTAAAAGGAGCCAGAGATATTGATCGCAAAGATACACTGCTCAGTTGTACACAGCTTAGACCTGCCGATGTTCCTGAAGATATAGTTTTGGATTGAAAGTTTCCTGCACAATCTAGATAGGCGGCTAGTATATTAGTAGTTCCAAGATTGCTAACGCTTACCACTTTACAATCAGAGGGATAAGAGTAGTTTGAAAACTGAGTTCCACAGATGCTTCCGCTAGAAAAAGTAAATCCTCTGTAAGCAGGAGTATCGTAAGAATTAAGAGTTCCTGGTTTTGCACATACTATAGTGCTTCCACTCGCAGGAATACCTATTACAACAGTATTATTATCGCAATTCTGATAAGAAAATACGTGGTTGATAGAGTCTGGATTAGATATTACGTACTGAGAGCAGTATACCCTATTACAATTTTGACAAGAGTTCTGTGTCTTTATGTTATCAAAATTCACAGGAGTGTTGATCCCATAGCTGTATTCTGCTTCTGTCACCAGTTTTGAAGTCACAGAAGACGTCACGTTGTTGTATAGAGCTCCTTGATCTTGACCTACATACATTTTAGGAGGAGTACAATCTCCATTACGAAATATATAAGTCAATCCGTATGTTGGAGTTATAGTTATCGGAGCTCCAGTTCTCATACAGATATTTGGCGTTGATGAGTCAGCTCCACCTGCGATATAGGAGCTAGATGGAGTACCGTCACACAGAGTAAAATTAGCAGTTATATTTTGTCCAATTAAGTTGCTATTTTGTATCTTAATTAATTGACAACCTCCAGCTACAGAAGATGTCCAAGGACTTGTTATAGAAGTGTACTCAGTTTGATCAAAGTTATGATAGTCAGCTTGTATCTCAGAGCCTCCGAATTCACCTGTATATTTCTCCCAAGAGTATGTGTTTGAGATCGGAACTGGACCGTATACTGGGGCAGATCCTGTTGGGTTCGATAGAGGTATCAGAGTAAACTGAGAGTATGTGTTGTTTGCTGTTGAGAACGGTATCTCACCTGGATCTGCGCCTGATACTTTTATCAGATCTATAGACTCAGAGAAGTTCATGCTCATGTCTACAGCCGGTTCGTGTCTCTGATACTTGTTTCTTTCAAGCAAGTGAGATTTTACGATCAAGCCAGTAGACAGATCTGCCCTTGCCGGTACAAAATCTTGCACCATCTTGAACAGAGAGTTGTTGTAGTATTTCAGAATCCTTATGTACTCGTAAACGTTGTGGTAGTAGCTGTATCCAGAGAAGAAGTTCCTCTTCACTTGATCAAGCGCTGGATAAGATCCTGAGTACTGGTATGATGGATCGCCTATGTATTGGTCTATGTTGAATAGCCCAAGAGACGAAGTCACCACAGAGTTTATCTCATCTGCAGGAGAAAATCCTACCTCTAAGTTCCTAGAATTTAGTCTGTTGTCGTTCTGATAGTACTGTATAGTAACATCGGGGTGTAGCAGATTTCCAGATCCACTCAGCATTGGAACAGAAAGAGATCCTGTGATCTTGTTGTTGTTTATCTCAAATACTCCGTCCTTTGAATACCTGTTATACCCCCCAAACTCGTTTATTGTCAACACTGACTTTGGTATACCGAATATGTTGATCAACGCTTGTATGCTTGCTCTTGTTCCTTTGGTCTTATACAGATAGGGGATGTTGTGGTAGATCCTTTTATAGATCTCTTTTTGAACATCATTGGCAGATTCAGTTGCTATGCTGGATGTTACATAGGTAGTTATTTTTTCAGATCCTGTAGGAGGGAGCAAAGATCCGTCTTGGTTTATCCCAAAAAGACTATAATACAGGTTGTCTGATACGTTCGTGTTAGTATATAGAGTAGTTCCAAGGCCTATTATTGCATCTGCAACAACATCAGGAGACACTCCAGTGTTTGGATTATTGGTAGCATTGAATCTATTGGTGACGTCCTTATAGTATATCCAGATGTTATCAAAGTGTTGAGCCACCATGTTTACAAAAGTTACATATGGCTCATTTGTAGAATCATCTTGCAGATACTGAGGTATTGAATTCGTCAGCAGATCTTTGTTTGTTGCGTCATAGTAAGACGCAGAATACAGTATTGAGTATGTTGACAGAGTAGGCACTGTTGTACTAGATCCAAGCCAGTTCAACGCTTGAGAAGATGTAACAGAGTACAGCGTATATGGCTGTTTTGAGTTTGATTTTGGCCAAGCAGATGATCCAGAAGAATAGTATAAGTAGTACTCGTATCCATCAAAGTTTGTTATGAGATCACTTATTGAATTTTGAAGCAGAATAACAGACGCAGACACGCTAGGGTTTGATATTCCACCCTGGAGTGCAAGGCTTGCTAAGATCTGAGTATTGTAAGTCTCTATGCTTTTTAGCTTGTAAACAAAATTGTTTATTCTGCTAGTGGCGCTAGAAAAGTGTATGAAGTTTGAAAAGTCGGAGTAGTCTACATTGATCGATATTGACTTATCTTGGTAATAGCTTATCATCTTCTGATAAGAGCTTGATACAGATGTAGAGAATAGACTATCATGAGAGTAGTAAGGAGTAGTCTGATTAACGGTTTGGTTTACTTTTACGTTAAAATTTGGTCCTTTTAGCCTGTTTTGTTGAACAACATCTACAGCCTCTACTTGCACATCAACGTTGTATGTGGCAGGTTCTGCAAGCTTTTCTACTATCCAGAGCTGGTCTTTTACGTCGTGGTCTGCTGGAAGCGGTTCATACAGTTTTATCAGAATGTAGCTTCCATCAGCATCTTCTGTATAGGCAACATTCACTGCTATCAAAAGCTCATTATTGCCAAAGTTTAGATAAAAGTCGTTATAGTAATTTAGACCTGCGGCATATGCTTGATACTGAGTATACCCATTTAGAATATCAGTGTTGCTTATGTTTTGTGATGCAAGCTTTATTTCAGTTCTGCTAGGAGATATTTCTTTTATCCAAAAGAATCTGCCATAGCTTGAATTGAACAGGTTTCTGTGAAAATTATACTGGATGTTCAAAGAACCTCTGTCATATCCTCTAGACTTTAGATCTGATTGAGGATCTAGATTTATAGTACCATACTGCTGAGTTACAGGATTGCTGGCGCCACGTCCAGGATAGTAGTTGTTTGCGTCATAGTTGTAGTCGATCAGTTGATTATTCAGATCGTATATGAAGTACTCAATGTAGTCATTAGGATCACCAAATTTTGAGTAGATAGTATTATTGGTTATCAGCGCATCGTCTTTTTGACTGTACGTCTGAGTTTCATTTCCTGCTCCTATGTATGATATATTTACTATCTCTGCCATTATGATATTTCACTTATGTTAAGGTATGTTTCACTCAAACTAACAAGCTGCTGTCTCAGAGAGTTTATTTCTTCTATGAGAGCTTGTTTTTCTATATCTACTGTATTTCCTCCTATGTATTGTTGGCTTCTTTGTACCAAGTACATGTGGGAGTTTGTAGATCCTGAAACTGGTATGTCAAAGAAAAGCTGATCGTAGTAAGTGAAAAAGTCTGATACGGTAACTGCGCTCACGTTAACCGTAGGAGCAGGACTTACAAGCTCAGAAAAGCCTGTATCTATCGCCTTCTTGTAGGTATTTAAACCTCTGACTTCTTTTACTAGATCAAAGCTTTCCATGCTATCTTACTATTTTAAATACGCTGTTGTTATCGATCTCTATAGTCTCTCCAGAATCTAATACAATTTTTATTAATATTTTATAATATCTTTCGGGTTCCAATCCTCCGGTAAAAAAAGGAAAGAAAGATCCGTTAGAATCACAGCTTATCTTTGTATAATTTACGTCATAATCGATCACCATCTCTTCTGTCTTAACGTCTTGTATAGCCCAGTAAGAAGTAGCAGGCAAGACTTTATTGACGGTGTACACAGAAGAAGTAACGAACGCTCTTGCTGGGAACTTATCCCTTGCCGCTATCCTGAAGTTGTATAGTCCACCATATCCAGACGTCTCATACTTGAAAGTCCCTGGATTGTTTGCTATGGTCACTATGATGTTGCTGTTGTCTACCACGCTGAGACTAGAAGTATCATAGGTAGAATCGTCCCATCTGAACTCCAACGTAGGTGCATATATGGTGTGAGTATCTACGCTGAAAAAGCTAAGCCCTATGTAGCTACCAGAGTTCTGTTCTACTTCTATTGGAAACTTAACGATGAATCCGTTATTTGTACCGGTAGTAGCCCACGAATTTACAATATCATTTACTTGAACATTTATGTCTTTATTATCTTTATAATCAAATACGTCTTCTGAAATTTTTCCTGATACCCAATTACCCCCTCCTGGAGTGTTGTAATATATAGGATTTACCCATGGAGTAATAGAATCAGAAGTAGACCAACATACTCCGTTTGTGGCAGCAGGGTCATCTAAGAATTTACCCGTTCCCATAGTCCAAGACTGAGATACTTCTCCGATCTCTAATGTATAGTTTTTTGAAAGATTCTCTGCTGTTGCAAGATACAATCTTAGATACGCATCATAAGTATACCCACTTGTATTAAAAAATCTAAATGCTGTATTTAAATCAGCACCGCTAAATTTAATCATCGCTCTACGAATGTCATCGCCTCCACCTGAGCTAAGAACAGCAGATGGCACAGAGCTATTTTTACATGCGACTTCTAAGATCTCATCAAGACCTGTGTTCTGTGTAGGATACGCTGAGTATAGCGTTGCATCTGCCGAAGCGAATATCTTATATACTGCCATTGTTGGTATTTTACATTGTTACAACACGTCCTTTTATGTCTGTGTTCAGGTATTTTACTTCAAAAATGCTTGGGTCCAAAGATGGATAGATCACATTGTCAAATGTTCCAGCTTGTATGTCATAGCTATATTGAGAGTATCCGTTTGCTACACCAGTCAAATTCACTATTTGCACGTTCTTTACAGTTTGAACTCCTTCTACTGAGTCTAGCGTTGAGTATAGGTTGCTTAGTATTATTGGTTGGTTTATCTGCCAGTTATCTGTATTAAAAAAGTCCTGTACTGCTGATAGTGCTCTTGCAAGAACATCTTGGGAGTTGTAGTTAGGTCTCAATGATATATCAAAGTTGACTCCTATGTTGATGATGTATCCAGGTTTTATATTGATAGCATCAGTCAGCATTCTATAATCTTGAAGATACGTCTGTAAATTGCTTATCAGGTTTTCAGTAGGAGCTGCAAGATTTCCATTGATGTCAAGCCCAAGAACATAAAGACTGACGAGTATTGGGTCTCTGTCAGCTGGATCATTTGCTAAATAGCTTCCAAACGTAACGTCATCTTTAGTTATGTATGCTTTAGATACTTTCCCAAAATCTCCAGGCATGCTGAGTGCTCTTGCAAGGTAGTCTTGTTGCGTCACTGCTCTGTATTGTGTTCCAAATTGGACCATAGAGTTCATCCTCACCTCATCTACCGTATCTCCGTCACCTCCTCCAGATGCCGGATTTGGGTTGTTTGTAACTACAGTATTCTGGTAGGTTGAGTTTCCTGTGATCGTAAAGTTTCCTACGCTTGTAAGTTGATTTGACAAAACATTTGCAGATGCACCACCGCCCACTAGATATGATATTGTTATAGTGGTGTTTTGAGGAGCAAGTCCGTAAGTCTGAGTAGTTACAAAGTTAGTTGGATCAAATGCTGTGTACATCTGGCTTAGCCCGCCTGGAGTAAGGCCCACACTCACTGTGTTTGGATCAGGCACTACTGCGGTGTCTGCTACATTGTTTACTCCAGATCCAAACTCTATGGTGAGAGATGAATCTGATTTGAATCTAGAAGTGAATCTTCCAGGAACATACGTCTTTTGTATCATGTAAGGTACCTGGTTATTATCAGACGCCGTATTGTTAGATCTCAAAAGAATGTAGTCTTGGGCAAGATAAGGCACTTCATACCAGTTGTTTCCAGCAGTATCTTTTGCAGATACTATAGATACTATGTTCGTGTCGTTTATTGACACTGTGCTAAACCTTTGAGCAGATCCAAAGCTGAAATTTGCAGTCTTCATTTGTCCAGATATTGCCTGTACAGTTTTCTTTAGGAGATATGAAGTCGGAACTCCAGTTCCAGTAGCGGTATATATTGTTACGTCTGTAGGACTCAAAGAAGAGGACGTTGTAAAATCTACCTTTTCCGGAACATAGAATACCACAGAAGAGTTTACGTTAGATTTTACTTGCATGCCTTCGTTTATGGTAAAGGCATAGGAAAAATCTGGATACTGCAGACCACCTACAGTAACTGCTGGGACTTGTTGGTATACATCTAGATCTACTAAAGCTACAGATGTCACCTTTGGTCTGTAACCTAACATGTATGCAAGGGTGTACAGATTGTTTGGTTGCTTTGCATACTGAACAAACGTTTCTTGTATCTGGTTGTCTAAGTAGAATGACATAACATCTCCTATATAAGATGCCATCTCAATGAACATTGTGCCTGGAGATGCCTGATTGAAATCAGTGTAGACTGTGGGATAGTATGCTTGTGCATACTCTATCAGGTCATTTTTAAACGAAGAAAAGTTCTTGTTTATGTATTTTATGTCTATGGTTTGATTTGCCATCTTTTATCCGTTTTGTATCTTTAGCACTAAGCTGTCGCTTGATTGTATGTTCTTTAGAGTGTACGTCAATATTATAGATATGGAATTGTCGTTTGGATTTCCAGTGATGCTTAGTTGATCTACCATCACATTTGAGAAGTATAACTCTATTTGGTTGGATATTGTCTGCTTTAGGCTGTCAAGTCCATCTTGAGTTATCTGCTCAAACAATCTAGATCTAAGCCCTGCTCCAAAGTTTGGATTGAACGGCCTCTCTCCCTGATCAGTAAGCATAAAGTTAATTATGTTATACTTTGTCTGCTCTAATGTCGTATAGACTGATGTGAATGCTCCAGGTGCTTGAAACGGTATCGCCACACCAAGCGCCATTGACGGCTTTAGGTCTGCTATAGGGATCTGGGTCAGATTGTATGCCATGTTACTTTATGTCTCCTTTTTCTAGTAATCTGTCCATCAAAGCACTAAAGTCAGGTACCACGTTTACTTGTACAGCCTCTATGTTTCCAGCTCCTCTTGCAGTTGCCAGCATGTCATCTACGCTACCTACTTTGTCTTCTTTCGGTTGAAATACCACTCCTGGATGCTGTTCTTCTGTGTTGTATCCAAATCCAGCAGCATCATCGCTGGTCATGCTTAACATAGTTTCTTGCAAAAGGCTATTCAAAGCTTGGTTGTTTGCAAAAGCTGGCATGTTTTGTTTGTTTTGTGGCGTCTTTTTTGGTTGATTCAACGTTAAAGGCACTCCGTACATGTCCGCTACTGTCTCTTTCAACGAAGTCTTTGATTCTGGCACAGACTTGATCTCCCTAAGTATCTTAGGCATTTCCTCACGAAGAGCCTTTTGTACCTCTTCTCGGATCATTTTTCTAAATAACTGCGACTTTGTCATATTCTATAAATACTATTTTTTTACGTTTTGTAGATCAGAATTTAGCTTTTGTTTGCTCTGATTCATTATTTTTCTTACTTTCTCTCTCATTTTCCTTCCACCTTTCTGTTTATTGAAGAACGCGTTGATTCCGAGTCCTTTATTATCGTCTTCGTTGTCTGGAGCATCTATCTGGTCTGTTGGGCTATCTATAGGGATGTCATCCATAGGAGTTGTATCGTCTACCAAAAAATTTGAAGATTCTTCCACGATGGCCTGTTCTTCTAAAGACAACGCGTTCGGATTTGATTTTATTAGATGTTTTGAGTTTAAAAGCAATTTGACCTCTGATATTATTATACTATCATCTGAAGCATACGTAGGGTCGGTAGATACTACTTCTATTCCAGCTGAATTTACTGCTATTCCATACCTTCTAGGTATAGTGATACTCTGAACTTCCTTGTCATTTATTACTTCGGTGAGTATTTTTATAGTGTAGTTATAATATGAAAGATCGCTATTATTCTTTTTGTTTCTACAGTTGTCTATATACGATTTAACATCATCATTGCTAGATCTTATGTTTTGAACTGTCTGCTTGATATCTTTTAGCATTTGCATGTGAGGTTCATTTGTTCCACCTCTAGTGCAAGACTCAAGATTTGTTACTATAGAATCCATGCTTGTCAGTAATAGATCTATGACCCCTGTTACTGCTTGGAGCATTGATATTATTATGGCCATCATGATATTCAGCTCGCTTAATATTGCGATCATTCTGTCTGATTCGTCTGACAGCTCCCTTTCTGCCTCAGACATTGTTACATTTATGCCCACTGTAGTGTACATGGTAGGCATAGGAAGCGCTTTCAAGAAGTTTATTATTATTTTGAATATCTTTACTATAGAAAGACAGATCTTTATGAATGCTTGCACCCTAGACAGGGTGTTTGTTATTACAGCAAGAGTTCTTTCTATCGCAGTTAGTTTCTTTTGAACCTGGGTAAGAGTCACGATGATCTGCTTTACGTTCATGTTATTTACTCCAAGCCTATCTATAGACTTCACGACCTTTGGATCTATAATGCTACTTGTATATGATGCCAGGTTGGCTGGAGATGTTAGGCCTTGTATTAATACGCATATCTGTCTTAAAAGTCCGACTGAAGTCAGTATAGATTTTATTGCTGGCTTATTAGAATTGTTTATCCTCTCTGTTTTAAGCAGCTTTTGTATTAGATCTGATATAAAATTGTTGAAGGGCGAGGTCTGTGGAAATGATTGTTTTATCTGAGGATCTCCTAAATAGGCAGGTCCCACTATTACTTCTAGCAGTGGAACAAGCTCTAGTAGCAAGTTGTTTATTGTAGCAGCAGGATCTGATGTTGCTTCATATACTGCAGAAAATGCATCCAGGCTTTTTTGGATGTCATATGCCGCCTTTTGTACTTTCCATTTAGTATATGGAAGTCCTGATTCTTTTGGTGGGTTATTTGGATCAAATATCGCTTTTCCTTTAAGATTAGACAA